GGCTATGACGCAATTAATCAATTAACAGGCGGTAAGCTCGGCGAGGTTGTCAATGCAGTCGGTGTGAAGATGGAAGCCGTAAAAAGTAAATTTGGTGAAGCATTTGGCAATGTGAAAAACACCGTAATGACTATTTTTGAAAACATCAAAAACGGCATTGTTGAAAAGATTACGGCGGCAGTTGACACAGTTAAAAATGTGTTCACTAAAATTTCTGATACTGTATCATCTGTATGGGACAAAATAAAAAGCCTGCTGAAAGCACCAAAGATTGTGCAGACAGGAACTGTTACGGTGATGGGGGTTGATACACCTATTCCAAAATTCGGATTGGATTGGAACGCCAAGGGCGGTATTATGACACGTCCAACTGCATTTGGATTTGCAAACGGCAAGATTCAAATGGGTGGCGAAGCAGGGGCTGAGGCGATACTTCCACTTTCGGCATTTTGGCGGAATTTGCAAGCATACACTGAAAACAGTCAAAAGAAAAGTCAGGGAAACAATGATATTAATATAAACGTCACCATTAATGCAGGAAATGCGAACGAAGAAGAAATGGCGGCACGATTTATAAATATAGTTGTACCTGAAATAAAACGACAGTATGCAATTTTATAAAGGAGTGAGGGAAATTGTTAGATTTTTACCTAAGCGTAAATAACAGCGAGGAGGTAGTGCATATTCCTGTCACTCCTTCCTCTTTTTCTGTGACAAATTCACAGTCGACAGAAACATTTGAATCAGCCGGATATGGCTGGATTAAAATTATAGGAAATACCGAATTGCGAGGTATTTCGTGGGACGGAATATTCCCTGTCCATGACTATCCGTTCAGACGTGATGCATCAATGGACGGTCAAGAATACTACGAAAAATTAAAATCGTGGCAAAAACGAAAATTGCCTGTTCGTTTAGTGATTACATCAACCGGTTTTGCAAACATCAGCATAAATATGGCTGTAGCCATAGAAAAATTAGATTTTGATGTTGGCACAACAGGAGATTTGGATTATTCGATTGAATTGGGCGAAGTAGAGCTGTTAAATGATACGGAGGATACAAATATGGCACAGTTAGATGATTTGGCGGCAAGAATGGACGCAGTCGAAAAACGGCTGGATTCATTGGAAAATGAAAAAATCTATAACTATATGGATGATAATATGCCTGATTGGGCAAAACCTACGATCCAAAAATTAATGGATAGGGGTTATTTGAACGGCACCGGTGATAATGAACTGGGATTGACTATGGACATTATCAGAATGTGCGTGATGATAGATAATGCAAACGGTTTTGAGGGTTATACCGTTGACAGTTTTCCTGATTGGGCTGCACCAACGATTGAAAAAATCAATAAAAAGGGTTATTTGTCCGGTATTGATGATGACGATTTGGGACTGACAAAGAATATGATTCGCATATTAGTTATTTTAGACAAAGCCGGAGTATTTGGTGATTAAATATGGCAAGTGGACAGGATTTAGTTAAAATTGCACAGGCTGAAAGCGGCACAAAGGAAAACGGAACGAACAACGTCAAATATAATACATGGTTTTACGGACACGAAGTAGACGGAAGTAATTATCCGTGGTGTGCGGTATTTGTTTCGTGGTGTGCGGATAAAGCAGGCATTACAACAGACATAATGCCTAAAACGGCAAGTGCCGGTTATTTTGCACATTATGCGAATCAGGGACATGGTGAGGTTTTCACCAATAAAAATCCCGAAGCAGGTGATTTGTTTTTAATAAATTACAATGGTTCGGATTGGGCGAATCATGTAGGTATAGTTGCATCGTGTGACGGTTCTAATATCACAACGATTGAAGGCAATTCATCCGATATGGTTCGATCCAGAACGTTATCAATGTCCGGATTGACGTTTGTTCATTTTAATTTGGATAGCAGTAGCGGAATGACTGCCGCTTGGACGGCACGAGAAGTACCGAATATCGGCAGGGATTTAGCCACAAAAGCATATATGGCATATCAGTTATACACTGATAAATCATCAGGCGGATATAGCTATTTATGGGGCAGTAATTCGACAACTGCAAATGGTGGACTACGAAAATACAAAGAATTCTATTGTGTAGCAATGGGTTCGTACTACGGTCCGGACGGAACATTTATCAAAGTGGAATTTGATGATGGTAAGACGATTTATTGTGTAAAGGCTGACGAAAAAAAAGACAGT